ACCTTTATTGTAGTTACCTTGGTTCAAACGTGCCCATGCTTGTTCACGGCCTGGTTGCAACAGAGCTTGTTGTCCTTGTAGCCACTGAGAAGCAGCAGCTTCAGGGGATTGAGCAACATACTGACGACCCAAGTTAGACAAAGCAGCTGCATCCGACAATGATTGACGGTTAGCACCCATGATAGCGTTCTGATACTCTTGCAACTGAGGAGACAAAGAGTAGCCAGCGCTTGTGATTTGTCCTGTAGTTGGATCAACCTGGAAGTTAGAACTACCAAAGTTAGTAGTTACCCCTACAGGGCGGAACTGAGCTTGCTGAGAAGCTAAAAGACCTGCACGACGCAGTTGATCAGCCTGTGCGTTAGCTGCAGCTGTGTTGGTCGAACCTTGCATGAGGTTGCCAGCACCTCCAAGGAGACCGCCCAATAAGTTACTCAGATTTGCTGTATTTGCCATATTAGTTCCTGTGGATGTGCCACCACTACCTCCAAAAAGGGTTGATAAACCTGCTTTAATTCCTGTATTAGCTAGAGCACCTGTTAAAGCGCTAGGGAGCGCTGCAGAGGCTGCTGTTCCGTATCCTGCCAAATCAGCAGCGTTACCTGGGATTGCTTGGTCAGCAAAAAGATTTGTAGTCTCAGCAGCTGCTGGAGCCACGCTACCATAGCCAGCGAGTTCAGCTGCATTTCCTGGAATAGCTTGATCAGCGAACAAGTTAGTAGCTTCTGCAGCCGCTGGAGCAGCAAAAGAAGTAGCAGCGGGAGCGACAGCTCCTGTACCATAACCTGCAAGTTCAGCTGCGTTTCCTGGGACAGCCATATCAGCAAAGAGGTTAGTACCTCCTACATCGGCAACAGCAGGGGCAGCAGTAGTTGCTGCAGCAGTTCCTGTACCGCCTAGAGCACCACCAAGAGCTTGACCGCCATAGTACATAGCAGCAGCTTTTAGAGCCAAGGGAGCAAGGTCTGTAATTACCCCTCCAATATCCCCTGCAAGGTTTCCTAAAAAACCTCCACCACTTGAGCTATATTGTTGAGGTGTAGCTTTACCTGTTATGTCCCATTTACCGGAGAAGCTTTGATTACCGCTAACAAAAGATCGTTGAGCAGGATTACCTGAAAAACCTGTTAGATTTCCTTTTGGATCATATTCACCATAGATTTGTGTTCCAAAAGTTGTTGTTATAGGTTTTCTGTAGCCAGTAATTTCACCCCAATTAGTCTCATCACGTCCTACATACCAATCACGATTAGGAATAGTCGATGGATCAATTGTCTTAGGTGCGTTCTTAACCGTGTTAGGGTCAAGGCCAGCAAAGATCTCAGCTTGGTAGTCTTGGGGGACACCGCCAAAATTCTCATTAGCTGAGTAGCTCATCAACTGAGCCAACTTAGCATAAGTAGCAGGATCAGCAGCTTGTAATTGCTCAATATATGATGCCATTATCAGCCTTCTTAAATAGTGCCGTTAGAGATGATATTACCGATTACAGTAAGATTACCTGAACCATCAATAGACATAACACTTGTACCGCTAGACTGAATATAAAGGATTCCACTGTCTTCTAAGAAAGAAAAGTTAGTGAAATCACCGTCAGCTTTAGTTGCAATAGCGGTTGCAATGTTATTGAATTCTGTATCAATCTCAGCACCTTTGACGATCTTTGAAGGATTGCCTGGTAAAAGACTATCTTTAGATGCAAAGTTAGTGCTTTTTGTGTAGTTCAAATCAATCTCCTTGTTTCATAAAAGCCACTAAGATTTCTAAATCTTCTAAAGTAGCGTAGGATTTAAGTCTATTAGCTTTCCATGAAATAATTTGAATATTATCTAAGGTATAGCCTTTTGTGGAATCAATACGATCAATACTTGGACTGGTTTCTCTAAAACCTGCTGAATTAAATTCAAGATCAAATCCAAAAACAGGACACTTATTGTCTGATGGATATTTATCTTTTAAATCTTGGAGTGTCAAAGTATGTTCTCTATTTTTTAGTTTAGCCCGTTGTTTAGAAGCATTTAAAAGCATTTGTAAACGATAATCAAAAGCTTCTCTACGTTTTTTCTGATAAGTTCGACTATAATTTTTCAGATCTTCTGCTTTTTCTTTTCTACGTTTTGTTTGATAAAAAAGATCACAACTTTTACATTTATATTGTAGCCCGTCTTTTGCAGCTTTGTTTAATGTAAACTCAGATAAAAACTTTTCCTCTTTACAAGAAGAACAAAACTTTGTCTTTAGAACAGTACCTAAATACACTGACATATTAAGCTATCTTTCCGTTCTTAGCGTGAATCTCAATCTTTTGGATACTTAAGGCGGCTCCATTCACATAGGCTTCAAAACCAAACTGAACAACTTTACCGCTACCTGTAGGATAAGCACGTAACTGAGACAACACCTGACCGCTAGAATACTCAGCAGTAGTATTATACTCACTTTCACCATAATATGCAACAGCGCTATCAGAAAGTGCTAAGTTTTGTGACTGAAAGTTACCCATAAAGTCGTAACCCCATTTAGCTGTGAGGTTTTGAGTACCTCCGCCAATGACAGTTACAATAAGACGTTTAGGGATAGATGTTACAGCAGGAGCACCAAAGTCAGTGTGATTGGTGTAATATTGGAATGAATATGTGCTTGTATTGTCAAGATAGCTGGTATATTCACTCAGATAGCTTGTCTTTCCTAAAAGAACAGTACCATCTTGCTTTGAAAGCCAGGATGAAGGACACTGATCCCACATCGTAACTCTTGAAGAACCATCTTGAAGTTGTACCTTAGTATCAAAACAATAAGTAGTTAAACTTGTTGTCAGAGACAGTGCATAAAAGGCTTCTTTAGGTGAATAGATAGCCTTGATTGTAGAATCTGACTCAGCAGTTACATAAGCCAAGAGATCATTACGTACATTCTTGCTCAGTTCACGGAAAGGAGCAGACTTCTCTTGAATTGTACGTTGTAAGCTACGAACACCAGTGCTAGACAAGAAGATGATGTCTGTGCCAGTATTCGCTATGGAATCACGAGCAATACAACCAACACCTGATACAACATCAGCAAGAACCATGCCAGAAGGATCAGTAGCCCCTGAATAGATTAGAATGTTGTTCTTACCGAAGACATACAAGAAACCATTATGAGCACCCAAAGCAGTGATAATATCGCCACCGAGAGGCCATACAGTAGTTGTGTCTAAACTACCTGAAGTACCTGTATTCCAATCTTCCCCTGAAAGAATATCAGAGAACTGAAGTGTTACTTTATTTGTAGCAGTGTTAGCAGTCCATAAACGACCATAAGCGCTGATACAGATATTAGCTGCTTGAACTGTACCAACATAACCTGTCATTTCAGACACACGTTTATATTGTGTCGTAGATACAGCAGGATCAAATACCAATGGATCATGTCCTGATTGGAATAAGAACAACTGACCATTCAAAGAAGCCATGTGCCAGTTATCGTTACCAATCGTAGGGGCAGTGCCTCCGCCGCCATATGTCAAGGTAGTCAAAGTACCTGAAGCATACTTGAACAGCTTATTGTGACCAGCGCAGATAGTGTAACTTGTACCGTTTAAGGTAACAACTTCACCAATAGCTTTGATAGCATAACCTGTAATATCAGCATTAGCTGTGTGCAGGTGTGTATAGCCTTTACGAGCGCCTACACGACCATATTGGTCAATAACACAGTTATTAGCTACTAAGGCCCATCCTTGACTCAAATCAAGAGATGAGTCTTGTGTATTCAACCCATTAAAACCAGGAGCTGTAATGGCAAACGGTTGAAGAGGCTGAGACATTATACAAGCCCCCAGGCATCATTTTCAGGAGAACGAGAGCCTTCATTGGCAATAAAGTCAGCCAAGGATTGTTTATACAGAGCCTGAGCTTCAGAAGTAGACAAACCACCGTCTTCGCCACGCTCAGTCAAAGCACGAGCATAAGCGCCCAATACAATAGGTTCTTTAGGCATCTTAGTTGTGTCTGTATCAGCTGAGAAATCACCTTCAGGGACAACCAAACTAAAACGAATCAAGTCTGTAGAATTAGGGATAGGCCAGAACGAAACCATTGTGTCACCGTTGCTGTCCACACCGCCTAAGTTAAAGTTAACAGGTGGGTTATGCACAGGTGTTGGAGTCATGTACAGGAAACGATCAAGGCTAGG